AGGGGGTAGGGGACGGGGGGCCTCGGTAGGCGCTACGGGCTCGGGCTCTACGACCTGAGCAAACGACTCGGGCAGCTGGTAGGTGCGCACGAGCTCGCCGAGCACTTGGACAGGGTCGGCACCGAGCTGCACGAGTAGAGGCACAAGGCGCTCAAGGGCCTGCTGCTTTGTCAGGTCGCTCATCGGGGTGGTGCCTGCGTCGACTGCCCAGTAGGCGAAGTCTCCGGTGAGGTCATCGGCCGAGAGGATTGTAGGGCCTACAGGGTTGGGCAGGGACAGCGGTTCGGCATCGTCGCCGAGCACAACGCTGAGCATAATGTTGTAGGTCTTGGCGATGGAGGTGATGACCTGGTCGCGAGTGCGCGCATACCTGCCCACCTCACTGCTCGTGTAAGCCGAGAGAAGCTGCTGCTCGGTGGCTGTGCTCTTCGTGACCTCTCCCCTCGTGAACGGGGCAAGCAGCCCGGCTTCGTTGATGTCGTTCTGTACGGTCTGAGCGTAGATGCTGATGTCTGCAGGGATGGGCGCCTGGGGCACCGGCATCATGTTGCCTTCGAGGGGCGCGCCTGGTTGAAGGTCAATCTCGATGAACTCTCCGTCAAGGCCCTGCGCAATTTTCGCCGCACCGTCCTCGGAGAGGAACCCTGCCCGTACCATCCACTGCCGAGCCATGCGCCGAACACCCTGCGCTTGGTAGGTGCGCATGACGTTGAGCTCGCGGAACTGGTCCATGCTGCGGCGCACTAGACTGTAGCCACGAAGAGGGGTGTCAGGGTCGCGCGAGAAGTAGAGGGGGATGATGGGCACAACCGGGCGCCCGTTGGCGGTCTTGTAGGGGATGCCCGTTGTCTCGTGCTCTACCTCGGCATCGGGTCGCTCTTCGTCTGCCGCTGCATCGGCATCGAGGGCACCGACCTGCACTTGCACGCCCTCGAAGAGGTGCGCGTTGCCGTCTGCGTAGTCGGGCGACCACACAACGAGCGAGTCACCGAGCAGGTCGTAGACCTCCACGATGCGCACCCATTGTTCCTCTGCTGGGGTCTGTGTAGGGTCTCCAAGGCCTAAAATCTGGTCTCGGCCTGCGATGCCGGTCGACTCAATCCACTTGCTATAGGCCCTCGCCCGCAGCTCTTCGGGAGCCTTGCTGTAGCGCTCGGAGGCCTCGAGCAGTGGCATGAGGTACACGTGTCCGACGTAGCGCTGAGACTCCCAGGAGGTCGCAGTTGCGTCTACGATGACCTCCCAGGGCGAGAGAGCTGCGCAGCTCACTCGCTTGAGCGGGTCTGCCCCCATGACCGGCGCCAGCTTGATGAAGCCTGCCGGGTAGATGAGCGCCAGGCGGGTAGCGTCCTCGAGCTGCTCGCGGATTGTGAGCAGGTACTGGTTGGCCGTCGCCTCAGCGACTTCTGCGTTGCCCCTGCCCCTGATGTCTGCCTGCACCTCTACGCTCGGGTTCTTGGCGTAGAGGCTTCCGAGGTACGACTCTACGACTGCGTAGGCCTTGGGGACCTCGGTGCGCAGGATGCCGTCAAGGGTCGGGGCATTCGTCTCGAAGAAGCGGGTCATGTAGAGCGCGCGCATCTCGCGCAGCTCGTCTCGCCTGCCCTGCCAGTAGTTGTCGTGCTGCTGGCAGATTGCCTCGCACTGCTCGGGTGTCAGCATGTGTAGACCTCAGAAGGGCAGGGTGTGCGACCGGATGCGCCGAGCTCGGCTGCGGCTGATTAGGTCATCGATACGGGTGCGTCCCGATTGTAGCGCATGAGTGCGCCAGGATGACGGGATATCGCGCAGGCACCGATAGGCTAACGCCATAGCCATAGCGCTGTCATCATGCCCGCCCTTGGGTGCCTCGGGTGCCACCTTGCCCGGTGGGATGGTGAGGCTGCGAAGCTCCATCCATGTCACTCGGTCCATGACCTTTACTATCTGCAAGCTCTCGCGCAAGGTGTCGAACGCTTCAAGCTTGCTTTGTAGGGTAGTGACCCATGGCCTGCCCTTCGGGTTGCGCCACTGGTAGCGGTAGCCGCAGTGCGTCACCTCGAGCAAGAAGGCATGCCCGTGGTTGTTCGACTCAGCCAACATGAGTGCATCGTTGTAGCGGCTCGCGACCTGGATGCAGCGATGCGCCCAAGCTGCGGGTGTGACTCGGTTGTTCCTCTCGGTGTAGACCGGCTGCATCGTCGAGACCGAGACAACGCAGAGGGCTGAGTAGTCACCGCCAACGCCGCCCCCGATGTCGACGCCCATGACGTAGCGGTCATGCGGGTGCGGTCCCTCGACCTCCCTTCCGTGCGCCTTGCCGTGCAGCTCGTGCTCGATGACGTGCACGTCTTGCAGCACTTCCTCTCCGTAGTAGCCGCCCTCTCGCCCGAGAAAGCAGTCATCGAGGCAGGCCGGGTACTCGCGGCGGAACTTGTAGGGACCGAGGGTAGCGAGGTAGCGACGTCGCCAAGCCAGCTGCCCGTCTGTGAGCTGGTAGGCCTTGGCGAGCTCGGCCTCGCTCTCCGTCAGCTCGAAGCCCTCGGGCACTGGGTCGCTGTACTTCGGCTCTTCCCACCACCAGTGGGTGATGAGATGCCACCCGTTCTCGGGCGCTCCCGCGATGAGCTGGCTGAACCGGTCCCCTGGGTTGTTGGCTGTGCTCTCGAGCATGAGCAGCCCGTCACCTACTGCGCTGAGTGCTTGAGCCAAAAGCTCTTCCTGGTCGGGTGCGAACGCGAACTCAGACAGCAGTGCAGCGATAGGCGAGAAGGAACGCAGGCCTGTTGAGCTCCGCGACGTGAAGGCCTTGAGCGTCGCCTCGGTGTCTGCAAGGCGCAGCTCTCCCTTCGCTCGGGTGTCGAGCTCGCGGCGAAGGATGCTTGGAGGGTGGTGCATCCATCTGCGGTTGTCATCGAGCAGCGCGGTAGCACTCTCTGCCCGTAGCGAGACGAGGGCGAAGAGCGCAGCGGTGGGCGTTGCCGTCCACCGTTGGTGGAGCACGAATTTGCAGGCGGTTGTGGCTGCTACCTGTCTCGCTTTAATGACGAGAATGCGCTTATAGCCTCTCTTTACAGCGTTAAAAATCTTCGTCTGCATCGGCAACGGGTCAAAAGGAACCTCTCGCTTGGTGTCCTTTTCCTGCACTCGATGCAGGCGACAGAACGTGGCAGGGTCGCTTACCAGTCCCCTGACCTGGTCGTGCAGACGTTCAGGGATGCTCGGGGGCATGTAGATGCTCATGCTGCCCCCCATGGGAAGACTCGCTGCCCCCCATCTGAAAGACTTGGCTGGCGGTTTGTCCAAATGACCTCGGCAGAGGTCTTACCGCCTGTCCTGCTCTCGTTTGCTTTGATGGTGGCAAGGCTGCGAAACGGCAGCCAGTCGGCCCCCTGATTCTCGCATACCATCACGAGTCCGCGCCGAGCTTCGCACCACTCTGCTAAGGCTCGAAAGGACTCCGGTTGGTGAGGATAGTAACTGCCTGCCTTGTTGGCATACGGGGGATCGATGTGCCAGGTTGCCTCGATGTCTGGCGCGTCTGAATACTCGCCCTCAATGATGCACCAGTGGCTGACTCTTGATGCTTGGCGCGCACACCGGTCTCTCGCGCGCGCGCCCCAGCCTGACCAGTTGATAGAATCTGCATGACTTCGCGCCCATTTAGAAGGTCGCTTACTTGGTGTGACGGTGCCATTGTTACACCAGAACCCCGCCAGCCACCTGGCCTCTTGTGGCACCCATGCAGGCAGGTCATCCACAGAGCCCCCCTCAGGGATGTCTGGAATGGCCAGCACCTCTGCGGCGCTTGCCTTGATTAGGTATCGCCAGATGCCTGCGATGATGGGCGACCGGTCCACCAGAATCACCTGCTTCCAGTGGTAGCGGCAGCTGTAGCCTGCAGCCCCGGCAAAGGGCTCAATGATGGTGTCATGTTCCGGCGCTGGGTACAGCCGTGCAGCTCGATTCTTCCCGCCGTAATACCGCCAGAAGGGTGCAAGTCCTTTCATGTTGTCCTCTCACAGACAGTCTACCACTCCCCCACGAGCTTGAGCACGTTCTTGAGCTCTTCGACGTCCGGGGTGTCGGTGGCTGTCGCTGCCCGTGCTGCGCTTGCGTCCTTGCTCCACTCGAGGACACGCCAAGCGCTATCGAGTTGCGCTTTGTTCGGTGCCTGCCTCCCCTGCAGTGTGCCCTC